TCGCCTGTGAGATTTACCTCTTCCGAACAGTTCTCACGGACAATCTGGTAAATCTGTGACCATATCTGCTGTGCCTGCTTCATAAAGCTCTGACTCATTGCAACAAACGGACTTTGAATTGCCGAGCTTGTGACCGTTGGGTGTTTACCCAGTAAACCGTAAAGACTGAGTGCCTCCTCGCATTGCATCCATCGTGCTACGCTCATGGCATATTGCTCAATCATTGCGGGAGATACAAGGCGTTCACATTTGAAGCCTTTCAGCCATAGCCATGTGTCCTTGTAAATTTTATCCGCGCCCAGAGGCTTGCCGTTCTTCTGCTTTGCAGAAAGGATTTCATTCGGTGGCGGCATATCTTCACCGAGCAAGTCGGGCAGGTCGTCTGGAACCTTGATTTGTGTCAAAGCTCTGCCGCCGGGATTGCCTTCCGCAATCTTATCTGCCAGTGCTTTTCTCGGACGTCCTGCACCCGGTCTTGCACCGCCTCTGTTTGTTCCGTCTCGCGCCATGTTTTCCCTCCTAAAAAATTCAAATAAAATCAAAAAAGGCATAAAAAAATCCCGACTTGTGAAAGTCAGGAAAGCCCCAAAAGTACGATATTCTTTGATTTTGTCCATATACCGCCTTAGAATATGCTGAAAATCTGCGTGGTGCTGCCCACCGGTATTCTCCTGATTCCCCTGTAGGGATAAATTGCCCCCCGGTGGCTATTTATAGCCATAAATCGGATTCTTATCCTCAGTCCATGTCTTTTTATCGTGACATTTTTTGCATAGAGCCTGATAATTATTCTCATCCCACATCAGCTGCCGGTCTCCTCGATGGGGCTGAATGTGATCGACCACCGTTGCCTTCACATACCGTCCGTCAGCCATACACCGTACACACAACGGATGCTTACGGAGATATGCAGCTCGCACCTTACGCCAACGATTATTGTAACCTCTGCTTTCTGCCGAAGGTCTGTCGGGGTGAAGAGATTTATGTTTCTCGCAATACTTACCCTCAGTCAGATTGGGACAGCCGGGGTGACTGCATGGTTTCTTACTCTTCCTCGGCATAGCCGTCATACTCCTCACAGCATTCGGTCATTTCAACATGAATCTTTTTCAGTGCCTTGCGATGCTGCTCTTTAACCCACTGGGTCGTATCATGTAGCTCATCGGCAATTGCAGCCCACGTTGCTGCATAGAAATAACGCAGTCGGAGAATTTCACGCTGGTCGGCATTGTTGTTCTCCATAATGATTTCTTCAAGATTACGTTTCATTCGGATAGATTCCAAAAGGTCTGCACGAGCATCTGTGAGAATTCCTTGTACTTCCTCATCATTGAATTCGGCGGACAGTTCTTTCCAGTCACGATAAATAACAATCTGCTCTTTAATACGACTGTTCAGACTGATACCGTTTCTCAATACTTTCTTTGCAAGCATAATAATTCTCCTTTGGCTATAAAACTAGCCTCCGCAGGATTTCTCCCACAAAGGCTGATTCACTTTATCTTACTTTCCTACTTTACAGTATATCACATATTGGAACTCTCATCAAGTCCCACATAGTCCCACGAAGTCCCAAATTTTATAATCGACAGTGCCTTTTGATGAAGCCGATAGGCACTTGATTTGCTATATCCCATTTCACTGAAAATAACTTTCCAAGCCTTAAATTCCACATATCGTTTCGTAAGTAAATCACGCATATCTGAATTATCAAGTTTGCTGATATTGTTATTGACTTCTGCAATCATCGAATCCAATTTTGTACGGAAAACGAATATCTCTTCCTCCAAAGATATGATTTTAGCAACACCGGTTTCAATTTCATATGGTTCCGGAGATACTGTTTTAGGCATATCTGAAAAATCAGGCGATTGTGGAACAGATAACTTCTGCCTAAGAGCGTCGGCTTCTTTTTGTTTTCTATCGATTCTTCTCAGAAGAATTTTGGCTTGTTTCATGTATTCTTTTGCTGTCATACCACCATATCCTCCAATACTGTTTTCACATCATTTACAGACCGAACCACCGCAGCTTTTCCACCACATTTCTGTATTTTGTTGATAACCGACTCCTGCAAAGCCGTGGTTCTACCTGTTTCTGTCTTGACCTCAAAAGCTACGAATTTCCCATGATAGCAGCAGATAATATCGGGAATCCCTGCCGTTCCGTACATACCGCCATGCTCTTTCCAGCAGAAGCACTCCGGCACAGTTTTCAGATATTTCAAAATCGCCCTTACAATATCTGATTCTTTCAATTTTTTCACCTCTTACTTCTTTACTAATTTTACAAGTAAATTACTATTATAATCATAAAAAACAAGAAAATAGCTATATGTATATAATAGTAAATATAAAAAGGATTACAGAAATCTCACGTAAAGCCTGTAAATGCTGTCAGAAAACAGCGCAGACTATCCCGTGGCTTGATTTTTGTCATTTTAAAATCTCCGCAAAATGGATTCCTCTCCACGTACGTCGTTTTCCGAGTTTGTCAGCAGCCCTTACAACAGTTGGATAATTGGCTTCAAGTTCGTTGTTGAAGTTCTGTTGGCTGAACGGCGTCAGACCACAGCTGTCACAGTATGACTTGTATCGCTCAAAGAATTCGACCCTGCCGATCTCTGCATCCATTTTCAATTCGCAGCAATCCCTGACAAAAGCAAGCACACTGTTGCTGTCCTCACGATATTTCTGCAATTCTTCACGATTGGCTTTTGTTTCGGAGAATTGAAAATGATTGTTCATCAGACGATGCAAACCTTCCAGTGCAAACAAGAATATGCCGTCCGCTTCGCATCGAAACTTTTCTAAAAGTTCGGGATCACGCTTATCCTCCGGCACTGAATGATTGAACCGCACAATAATGAGCCTTCGGTAAAATCCCTCCGATTTATCACCATAGTTTTTCGGGATACTGTTGCAAGAAAACAGCAGTCTCGCATAAGGCTGAAAGGAAAACGGATTCTTGTTTTTCTTCTCTACCGTCAGATAATCTTCACCGACCAAAGCCTTGAAAATACCGTTGTCCTCGATGCCTTTGGTCGGCAGTTCCGCACAGATATTTGCCCATTTTCCAAAAAGCTCCGCTGTCTTGAAACGGTCACTGAGTGCCTGCCATGCCACATTGGACACGTTTTCTTTTCCAAGCAGCAGTTCATTCAGAACACGCAGAAGCACGGATTTTCCTGCACCGCCTTTTCCGACTATGATAAAACATTTCTGTGCATGATTTACGGGAATCAGAAAATACCCCAACATTTCCTGAATCAGTGCTATCTGGTCATCTTCCAGCGATTCATGCAGAAATTTCATAAATCTCGGACACTTTGAACCGGGCGTATATCTAACGTTCAGCTGCACCGTTGACAGATATTTTGACGTATGCTCGGTGCGTACATTGTCAAGCACATTGTAAAGCCCGTTCTGCACATTGATGATGTACGGATTCGGATTAAGCTCTCGGATATCCTTCTGCACCTGCATTTTCCATTGACCTTCAGTATCATTTATCTGAGAGAGCTTGGTGTATCTTGTCATCATTTTCTCACGAACCATATTTCTTGCGGTCAACTCCGTAATACCACGAAACACGCCGTTTTCATAGCAGTAATACTGTTCCGCCGCATAAAATACAGGCGTATTCTGCGTCATATATTCCGCAAGAACGCCGGGCAGGAATTTCGCCCCACGTTCCGTCATTTCATACCAGTCGGGAATATCCATACCCGACTGATGCTTTTTCGTTTCCGATTTGCTCAGAAACGTCTTGTAAAGTTCCTTTTGCAGCGATATGAGAGGCTTGATATCCGCATTCTTAAATCCGAAATATTGCTTCAAATCATAATTGATGATAGATTCTGCAGTCACGCTGTCCACATTGTAAAGATAATCGGATACAAAGTTTCTTGCGGTTTGCAGATCCTCTACGACCTCATTCTGAATCTGCTGCTGACGCAGAATAACACGGATTCCGTTTATTGTGAGGGGCTGAAAACACAGTGCCGCAGGGGATTTGCATTTACATTTTCCATCTTTTAATTTCGGACACTGAAAGCCTTTTTCAACAATTGTACGACAGGTCATAGGCTTCGTTCCGCTGCTGAGAAAATGTTGTATTTTCTTCTGCGTTTCTTCAAAGGAATAGTTCGGATACGGTTTGGAATATTGATGTATGACTTCTGCACCGCCGTCAAATACGCTTAAATTTGAGATCATTGCATACCAGTCATGCTCCGGCAGTGATGCTGCGTTATCACGGCAATATTTGATAAAATCACACTCCGCCTCTACAATGTGAATACCTTTTTGTTCACCGTGCAGTTCTTCTTTCGGTGTTTCCGATTTCACATTGGGCAGAACCTCTGCAAGCTGCTCTTGTGTATACCTTCGCTCTGGATGAAACGAAATACACTCCACAAGAACAGGTTCTTTCTTGCAG